TTTGGCATCTATGGTGCAAAAGGTTGACCCAGATAAAATGGTAACCATTCACAAGAAAGCAGAGCGTAGAGCAAAAGCACAACAGAACAAAGGTTTTGTTGAGCAACACGCTGGCGACTTTAACGCTGTGATTCTTGGTTCAACATTACTAGGAGACAATGACTAATGGAAGATATTAAAACAGCTTTTACTAGAGCTCGATCTTCGTTGTTGATAATGCAACCGTTCTTCGGTACTCTCTGCCTTCGATTGGGGGCAGAGTTTACCGAAGACATTGAGACAGCCGCTACAAACGGTGAAAAACTACTAATCAATCCAAAGTTTTTCCTCAAACAAACTGCTGAACAACGAGTTGGTTTGCTTGCTCACGAAGTTATGCATTGCGTTTACATGCATGTGCTTCGTCTTAACGAGCGTGATCCATTTCTTTGGAATGTGGCTGGCGACTATGTAATCAATCTAGTCGTCACCGACGCTGGCATGATATTGCCTGAAGGTGGATTACTTGATGAAAAGTATCGTGACATGACTGCTGATGAGATTTACACCACTTTACAACAGAATGGTGGTGCAGAAGCGTTGTCTGGACTGTCTGAATTTGACGGTACTTGTGTTCAACCTAATCCATCTTTGGCAGACAGTGGTGCACAAAGTAAACACGAAGCAGACATGCGTGTTGCAGTACAACAAGCTGCTGAATCTGCTAAAGCACAAGGTAAACTACCCGGTAGTTTGTCTAAGCTTGTCGATGACATTGTGTCACCTAAAGTCAATTGGAAACAAAAGCTTGCACGATTCTTGAAAAGCAATAACAAATCAGATTACAGCTGGCAAAAACCTAATCGTAGGTTCGTTGCTGGTGGCTTGTATCTGCCTAGTTTGTATTCACCATGTATTGAAGAAGTCGGTGTTATTGTTGACACCTCTGCTTCTCGTACTGATGAAGAACTCAATCAAGACTTAGGCGAGATATCATCTATGTTGGTTGATGCTAATGTAGAGAATGTTCGCTTTATGCAAGCAGATACAGATGTGACCGATGAACAGACATTTACAAGAGAGTCAATGCCTCTCAAGGTCACAATGAAGGGCCGTGGTGGTACAGCCTTTGGGTCAGCTATCGCGAGAATGGCAGAGAAATATCCAAGTGTCTCTTGCCTTATTTATCTTACAGACTTGGAGGCAAACGACTTTGGAACTGAACCACACTTTCCAGTTGTTTGGATAACTAACTCAGCTACGGAGGCTCCTTATGGAGAAATCATTGAAGTCAATTAAACATACAATTAAAAAGTATGGACTTAAGGCAGTTGTAGCGACTATGGGCTTACTTGCATTAGCTCTAATCATGCAACATCTAATAACATTTGTGCTACTAGCTCCACTGCTTGGTAGCATGCTATACATCATATGGAGGTATGATTATGTCTAGTGTAATCTCAAGTATCACAACAGCGTTGTGGATACTTATCGAACTAATTCAATTTGGCTACATGGCCTACTTAATGTGGAGGGACAGAAACAATGCTCACAATAGGAATATTCAGCGCGCTAGGTCTGCTTTTGCTAGCGCTTAAGGCGGGTGGTCGTAAGACCATCGGCCACGATGTCTTTGTTGACATCCTTATTACTCTTACCCTAATGGTTGCTTTTTATGGTACATTCAGCGGTATGGCGAGTGCCATGGTTGGTGGTTTGATTGCATCTATCGTTCTCTTTGTGATGAAGAAAACGATGGTGCACGAAAAACTACGAGTGCTGAAAGATACTAAGCGTATATTTGGCCGAAATGTATATGTGCCGAGATTGAAATGGCAAACACAACAACCAGATTGGCGTAAACACAACCAATACTCAGACGATCAAGGTTTGTAATGTTGAGCAATAATGTTAGCCATAAGCAAAAAGTAAAACAAAAGAAAATGAGTAGATTAATTCGTAAAGCAGAAGAATGGGCAGAGTGGCATGGCACTTGGCTAGAAGCCACTCTTAATCAGTTTTTTGATAAATATTCTGTAAAGACTATAAAGTCAGAAATACTTCGTTATATTCTTGAAGATGATGCAGATAAAGATGATGTTGTGTATCTTTTGTTTCACGAAACATTTAAAGATTTTCTAAGAGATAATGCAAAACCCGGGATGTATGAGAATCCCGATGCTGTACCTACACCTGCAACTATTGATACAATGTTCGAATTAGACATACCAATAATTGGAGAGATGTATGAAACATTTTGCGAACACTACGGAATATAAAGAATTTGCTCTTCGTATGTATAAGAAGAATTGCTCTGAACGACGTGCCTATGGCATGGAGATTCATCCTACTTTTCAAGCGTACGAAGAGTCCAATCGGAATTTCTTGAAAAAGAAATATCGTAACAGTTAGTTGATACAACCACCTGCGGAAACCTAGTGCGTTAGAGGTCCGAAAACGTAGACGACATCCTAAGAATCGATGCAAGATAAGTGGTTAAGTTGATGTACCTATAATAAATAGTCGCTAATTTAATCATATAATCTGGACTATTTATGTAGGTAATATACACCTAACAAAACTTTAAGTTTATACTTATGATTTTAAGCGGGTCAGAGACCAAGCTAACTGTTACGAACCAATTAAGGAGTAATTATGGACAATGTGAATCAACCCCCACATTACAACACTGGAGATATTGAGTGCATACAAGCTATTCAAGCTTCTATGACCACTCGACAATTCCAAGGCTACTTGAAAGGTAACATCATAAAATACATATGGCGTTATGAATACAAGAACCAAAAAGAAGACTTGCAAAAAGCCCAATGGTATTTAGCAAGATTATTAGAAACTTATGACTATGAAGGAGAAAATCATGAGCAAAAACTACCACAGATATAACAATGCTACTTCAAGATGGTGTGACGCAAACAATGTGCCGTATCAAAGAAGTGGTTTTTTGTTTGGTCCCAACACCGTTGAAGACCAAGTAACAGGTAATACTTTTCACATTCTTAAGAGTAGTTACCTACAATTACCTGAAGGTGTAAAAGCAGAACAAATATTTAACGAAGGCGATTGGTTAGTCGCTGAATACCAACAAGGTTACATTCGTTGTAAAGTTACTGGCTTTTCACCGCGTGCTGGTAATCTTATTGTTGATCGTTACTACAACGATGCATGGTGCCAAATAATACCTGACAGACCTCGTCATGTTTTTGAACGAAACATTCAATACGTGCGAAACAACGGTAACCCTTGGGGTTACGGTACAGGACGCTGGCTTAGTTATTCTACAAAACCTGTAGTTGATGCTCAGCATTCAGGACATACTGTAAGATCATGGGCATGATTTGCCGTACCGAAAGAATCTATATTTAAACTTAATCTACTAGGAGTACAACTATGAATATATTTGCTGTAAATGACGATCCAAGAATGGCTGCACTGGAGTTGCCGGATAAACTTATACCAAAAATGATTGTGGAATCTGCACAAATGTTATCAACTGCACATCGTGTGCTTGATGGCGATGAAAAAGCAGACATATTGCATTTGTATAAAAAAGCATATGAAAATCATCCTTCGTGTGTTTGGGTAAGAGCAGATGCAATGAACTATTGGTGGTTGTGGATGCATGCCTTAACACTTTGTTCAGAATACAAATGGCGATTTACAGATGAAGAAGAGTATATTACTGGTATTGCTGTTCACAAAACAGAAAGTGTAATACATGCTTTACAAGAGTTGCCACTTAACATTCCAGCTAATAAAGATACTAGTTGGGACGTGTTAAAAGACTTACCTTTATGTATGCCTGATCAATACAAAACTGAAAATGGGTATGACCACGGTACTACAGAAGCGTATTGCTCATTTGTTACACGAGACAAACCTTACATGGAGGATGTGTTCAAGGCTTATACTCGTGCAATACAAAAGAAAGAGCATTACAAGGATCACCACAGTAATTCGTCTGCAATAGATTACCCACCACAATGGGTATCTAAATATGCTACACCTGAACAAAAGAAACACATTGACTTGCACAAGTTAATGAATCCGGAGACTGCGATATGAGAAAATTATTGTACTTACAATTATTAGCAATTGTCTTATTTGGTACTGCATGCTACATGTCCGGCGTGCAGTACGCCATTGAAGTGGAGTTAATATGAGTGGTGAAACAATAACATCTATATCAGAAGCTGTAAGAATTGTAGAAACATTTATACAAGATATGGCTGACGATAAACTAGATACTGGCGACAAAGAAAAATTAGCGGAAGCTGAAGAACTCTTTGCCAAACTAGAACACGCTATGCGTATAATCAAGAACCGAGTATGAAGACCAATATATCGATTGAACTAACGAACGACGAACGAATGAACCTTGGACAAAAGTTCTATAACAAAAAACGCATGATAACTCGTGCCGACCTTAACCATATAGTTAAGAAATTTATAGGCGATGTCTTAGAGGCAACACCCCCCACCCCCAAACAGATTACCGAAGACCCTTTGCTCAACAAAGATTGGTCTAGTCTGACACAACTAAAAAACTATTTGGAAAGAGAAACCCAAGTAGAAATAGTAGAGTTCAATGGTTTTGAACTTATTGTGCAGGACAGTGAGTATACACACGTATACACACTGGGTGATCGTTTGTACAAAAAGAAAAAGGGCCTACAAAAGTAAGCCCTTTTTACACTTCATTGATACTAGGAGAAAATCAACTCCTAATAGTCTAAGTTATGTTTTTGCTATTGTCTAGCTAAAATAACCTATGACTGTAATTGTACCAGCAGCTCCAGTTACGGGTCCAACTGGTACATGAATATCAATAGTATCGTCTGCAGTAAACTCGATTGCCTCGACTGCGTCATC